ATTTAGTTTGTAAAATGTGTGCTATCACAGCAGCATTGTACTCATTGGTATTTGCCTTAACTGAATTTGAAAACGCAGTTAAACCAAACCATAAAACGGCTAATAGTAATATAACTTTTTTCATAATATAACTCTCACTTTCTATATTATTTATAATAACACATTATAATAAAATAGTCAAGCGAAAAATGCTCAGTAAATGTAGGGAAAAGGGGGTAAAAGGGGTGCGACATGTAGTACACCCCCTAATGTTCTATTTTTGTTCTGGTCTTAGAAACGAATCGTTCCAACCAAATGCTTCTTTTACAACTGCCTCTGTAAGACCTTTGTATTCTTTATTAACAGTTTTGTCTTTAATGTTAATTAAAAGTTTTGCTTCTGTTTCGTGTAAACCTTCTAAAGTTTGTATAAACAAAGTTTCTTTTCTAACTTTAGATAGTTCGCCATCACCACCTTTTATAAAATGAAAAAGTTTACTAGCTTGATCCTCTAGGTAAGTGTGTTCAGTACCTACAGGTGCTTCATTTGCCATATATGGTGGTGTACCCTTAGGTATATCCCATTCTATTTTAGGATCAAAAGCAGCTTTTAACAGCATTCTAATTTTTTTATTATCATACTGTTTTAAAATTTCAATCTTCTTAGGTTTGTCTTTGGCGTTATTAATCTTAGTAAATATCTCATGTATAGTAGTTCTCTCTTTTGTATCTGTAGCGAGAGCTCTTTCCATAGCATTTTTACTCATAAGATTAGGATTTTGTTGTATTGCCATAATTATCTCCAATATATATTGTCAAAAATCGTTAATGTTTTCAATCAATGATTTCAGTTTGTTATTAATAAAGTAATTTAACAGTTGCGACCTGTCTTTTACTTCATAATTCTTAAATGTATTTATAATGTTTTTTTCTATGTTATCTGGTATCTCAGTTAAGTCTATTAGTTTCTTATTTCTTTCATAATGTTTTCTCGTTTCACTACCTAAAGGTATGTTATCTATATTAGACCATTCTTCTAATCTTTTTTTATTAATAGGTTTTTGTCTAACGCCATCTTGTAAAAATATATCATCAGGACTTAATATATTAGGTACACCATCTGATCTATCACCCTTTATAATTTGTTCTCTTAAAAATCTAATAGGATCTTCTTGTTCACCTACAAAACCTTTTAACATTGGACTAAACTGATATACATTACCATAATGATGTAATTGTATAAAATCTTTATCACCTGAAATAATTAAATATTTGTCCTCTGTTTGTTGTTTACAAAGTATAGCAATTATATCGTCTGCTTCACACTTCTCAACATACATCATAACATAAGGAAAGTTTTCTTTTATTTCATTTTTGATTTCAGTTATTATATTAAAAATAGTATCCCAATCAAATGGACCATCTACTCTGCTTTTTCTTCTAGCATGTTTATAGTTAGGAAATATATCTCTACGCCATGGATCACCTGCGTCTGAGCATAATACCATGTTACCATACTCTTCTTTAAATTTTAAATTAAAACCTCTAAGACTATTCAGAACCATGTGTAAGATCATATCTCTATTAGGTGTAACATCTGCTTTACCTCTGGTCTGTGCCATCAGATTAGATATTAAAACTTGATTAAGGTCTACAAGTATCATACTGTATCATCACCGAAGTAATACGGATTCTTTTTTAGTTCTTGTTTATGTTTCATTTGTTCTTTTTCTTTTTTCTGATTATAATTTATAACTAAAAACCCTATAAAGAAAATAACTAAGGTCACGCTACAACCTAGTATACCAAATAATAAGCCGTGACCTGTTGTTATCATATATTTTCAATTACATTTTTAGGATTAGTCTCAATGTAAGGATCATTAATGTTATTGTCAGATAGACCTGCTTCTACAAACATCTTTTCAATAGTACAATCATTTATAATTGCTGTATATCTCCATGATCTCATTCCGAAACCTTTGTCATTCTTTTCAACAAGCATACCCATTTGTCTAGTGAATACACCAGAACCATCAGGTATCATCTTAACATTATCAATACCTAAATCTCTAGCCCAAGCATTCATTACAAAAGCGTCATTCACTGAAATACAGTAAACTTCATCAATACCCTTATCTTTAAATTGTGAATACATTTTATCATAAGTAGGTAACTCTTCACCTGAACAAGTTGGTGTAAAGGCACCAGGTAAACTAACTAACAACACTTTTTTGCCACTAAACAATTCGTGTGTGTTCATATCTTTCCATTCGCCGCCAATAAAAGTACAACCACCTTTTTCATCTGTATCACCTATTCTAAACTTAAATGTAACACTAGGTACTTTATTATATTCTATCATATTAATTCCTTGTAAAAAGGTGGCGATTTCTCGCCACCCTTAATTTTAGATTTATGCGTCAATAGAAGCAACTGTAGCTTTTGTAGGTGCTACAACTGAAGCATTGTCGTATTTAAAAGGCGTACCGTATAACGCTTTGATACCAGCAGAGATAATAGCTCTCGTTGGTGTACCAAGTCTGTACACATGTTTACCTTTTACTTTTGAACCGTAGATCATGTAACCTTCAGCTCTTAAAGTATCAACCATAGCTCTTGGCGATTTAAGACCAAACTTTGTATTTAAAGTCTTCCAAGCGATTGATTGTCCTCTTAATAAAGCATTAAGAATTGTTTGTTTTTTTGACAAACTCTTTCTGCCTCTGTTTTTTTCAACTTTTTTTGTTAAACCAAACATAATATTCTCCTATTCCATTGGTTAGTTAAAACTATTTTACAACCGGTGACGGCGATTCTCGTAAGAATTTTGTTATTCATCTAAATCTTCTCCTTCAAAGAAACCTGCTTGATCGTTTATATCTCTAATCTCATTCTTTATTTCTTTAGATATAGGACGTTTATTAACTTTCTCTGTTTCAACAACAGGTGTATAATCAATTTTTGCTGATTGAGCACCTTGTTTGTTGATACTAATTGTAACTAACTTATCAACTAGTTTTTGAGCAGGATGATTTAGTTTAAAATCTCTATAAATCAAACCTCTTAATACATCAATTAAAAGAGCCAAGTCTTTTGTAAAGGTTTGATTTTGTGTTTTCAAGGCTAGGTCAACAAAGCTTCTTAATATATTCATACTAATATCATCAACTGCTGTATCGCAAAACTCTTTAGTTTGTTTTAGTTTTACCTTTTCAGCAAATTGTTTTTCTGCCTTTGTTGAATTAGACTTAGTTGTTCTTCTAACAATCTTGTCTAATGGAAATTGAACAACGTTATCGTCTGCCACTATTTCATTTTCTTTCTCAGTTCTTTTCTCAACTCACTGATTCTATGTTTTAAACCATCTATTGTGGTATACATCCAACCACAATCTTGTGGTTCTAATTTTGATCTAAACCATTTAATAGTTTCTTTTAAAACTTCTATCTTCTTTTCTATACTCATTATATCTTTTCGCCTTTGAAGTTAGTTAAACCTTTATCAGCAAAATATTCTACAAGTTGATTATAACCACCGACTAATACTCCGTCAATCTTAATTTGTGGCATTGTTCTAACTTGTTTACCAATATCTTCTAACATTGCTTGTGGTGAATCAAATGATTCCATCATTTTTTCTTCATACTCTAAGCCTAGATTTTTTACTAAGCTCTTTGCCTTAGAGCAATAAACACAATTTTGTTTACTGTATATCTGAATTTTCATTAGTATCCTTTAGTAATTTATCATAAGCAATTTCTGCCTTTTCTTTTAAATTATAGGCGTCAACAGCGTCAGCAATTGTGTAATTGTACATTTTATTGTACTCACCCATAGGTAGTCTTAGACCAATCCATACTCTGTAATAATTGTTTTTAGTAATTGTTACATCTTTAGCAAAGATTTCATAACCTCTAACAGGTGTATCTTTAATTAGATTGACAATAGTCATTTCTACCTCTGATACAGTTGTCTTAGTATGAGTTCTTCCTAACTCAGTGATGAATTGTTTAGTAGATTTATTCATTTCACCTCTGATTATATCTGCTAATTCAGACTTAGCAATCATCATGCCTTTTTCAATAGCAAGTTGTAGATCAGGTGAAACAGATGTACCTACACCGAAGATACACATTTTATCTTTTTCTTTACCGAATCTAGGTGTGTCACATGCTTTCTTTTCTGAAAAGTCTGCCATGTACCACTTAGGTACTTCATTAACAAATTTACCTTTTTCAGACTTCATTTTGTAAGTTGAACTAGAACAAGCACTCAATAAAGCACTCGCAAATACAACTAATAGTAGTTTTTTCATAATTTAATTTACCTCACTTTTAACATTATATACTAAATCTTGTAAAAAGTCAAGCGCCGTTGAAACATGATTTAATGCTTCTTCACTTGTCATACCAGAATATATTACAAAACATAGTGAGATTATGATTATATATCTTATCATTATCTAACCTCCCATTCGCCGTTGATTTGTAAACATGTCTTTCCGAACGATTTAAAAGCATGTTTAGGTCGGCTATAAAC